TCTTCTCGGCTGCGTCCGCGCGGTCTGACTGCACCTTGATAGCTTCCGCGGACTTCTGCTCTGCGGATTTCTGGTCGTCCTGCCACTTGTGGAATGCCGCGAGATCCTCCTTGCTGGGAAGTCCCTTGCGTTCGCGCTCAAGGCGCGATTTTATGAGGTCGTTGACCTCGTCCTGCGTGAATGTTTTTGCCGCCCCCTGCGCGCCAGTTTTGCGTACAATACCGTCCGGGTTTACATCGCCGAGAATGTTTTGCGCAAAACTTTGCGTAGATGTGGTAGGATCACCTCCGGCGGTCTGAGCGCCGCCCTGCTCCTGTGTTGCCTGGGTTGTCTGTTCGTCTGCCATTGTTGTTACCTCCGTTTTAAGTCCGTATGACTGTATTCCGCGCGGGCTTTTAATGTCGTCAGCGTGTTTCGGACAATAAAAAAGCACGCTGATCTCTCAACGTGCGATTATGGTGGGAACGGCGGGTTCTGCCCCCGCTGGTCATTATTCCGGGCATAAATGACCTATCTGCCCGTAACTGTATGCACGTCATCTTGCCGCGCTGCGTTCCCGTGATGTTCCCGACATTAATATCGGGAACATAAAAATAGCGCCCCGTCGGAGCGCTTGGCTATTGGAATGAAAAAGCACCTTGCTTTTGTACAAGGTGCTTATTTCTTACTATTGTTTGATTTCTCGTCCGCTTCGCGTTCAAGGTCTTTCAGAAGTTGCCTCATTTTTTCGACCGCTTCTTCGTTCGAACCGTCGAGAGAATGCTTTTTTATTTCAGCCATTCAATTACCCCCATGTCAATATACTTGTTAAGAAATTTATTGACAACAGCACGATATTCAGCGTCAGACCCAGTTTTAATCTGCTTTCGCACCATTCTGTCAAGCTCTCTTATCAAGTCTATTCTATCATATTCCGTGAGCTTTGTCAATACCTCAATCTTGCCGTTATTCTTAACAACTGACATGGATTTAAGACTATTTTCTCCAAAGAACTCAACCACATCGTCGATAGAAAAGCTATTGTTCCGAGGGTGATTATGCATAAGGAACAAATCCTTGCCGTAAAAAGCGCCGAATTCTATTTTATCATCAGTGCCATGAAGAACGCGCTTTCCGGTCATATCACTATTGAGGATAAAAGCTACTTCCTTACTGCCGTTTTCCATCATAGATGTTTTCAGCAGCTTTTGATGTTCTTGGTGTATTTTCTCACAGATATCATCAGAATATGTTTTTGGAGTAACCTTTGGAACTTTAGCGACCGTTTCATCGGTAATGGCTGTGATAGGTTTCTTGCTTCCGCTTTCCCTGAGCTTTCCACCATTATTCACGCTCCCATAAGTCCTCACCCTGTCCGACCGATATTTCAGCCCGTTGCTGTCGCAGTAGGATTTCAATGCCTTGTTCTGCTCCGCCATCTTCCTGCGGACTTCCTTTGCGCCCTCGGTATCGCCCGCAGCTTCGAGCATATCGGCTTCCGTTTTGGATTTCCGCACCCTGCGTTCAAGCTCGCGCTGACGGCAGACCTTGTTGTAAAGTTCCTTATCCTCGGTATCATCATATTCAACCGAGGACTTCCGGAACAGCCCGTCGGAAACGCCGCGCGGACGATGTCCGCAGTTTATCCCGAACAGCCCGTCCGGCTCGCCGAAGCTGGTCTGCGACAGCGGAATGACCTTGTGCTTGCGCCCGTTGATGTCGGTGATCTCGGTAGTTTTCCCGGAGCGGCTGATTAGCTTCCCCTGCCAGGGGCGGCACTTCGGGCGGCTGCCGGGGTGGGAGCTCACCTCGAACACGTCCTGCCCGAGGCTGTCCATAGTCGAGAACTGCGCTTCCAGAGCAGTATTCTTGACCGTCGCGCGGATATCCATGTTGACGTAAGCCTCCGGCGACCATTCCCGCCCCGACTTATCCACAAACGCAGGAATGCCTTTCTGCGCCATCTCGTGTATCGTCGTGCGGACTGCCTTTGTGCGGCTCTCTGCGCCCGAAACGACCGAAGCCGTGTTGCTATTCAGAATATCAAGGACACCCTGCTTGTCGGCTATCTCAGCCTGCTCTCTGCGCTGTTCTGCGGTTTTGCGCAAAATACTGCCTTGGCTTGTGCCTGCCAGTTCCGTGTTGCGCAAAACCTGCCACTTCTCCGCAACGGAATTCACGGCGCGGACGAACGTGCTTTCAGCTTTGTATTTCATCACGGTGTTGACCTGATTGTACACGTCCTTAGCCTGATTACGATAGTGCTTGACGGAGTTCGCGGCGCTCTCGGCGAACCGCTTATCATGCCACATGCCCTGGATTCCGTCCTCGGCGAGCGTATCGTCTATCGCCTGCCGGACGGTATCCGCGACGTTCCCGGGAATTCCCTTGGTGCCCGCCGCGATTATCTTGTGCGCGTCCTGCCGGAGCATTCCGTGCTTTGCAAGCTGCTTTAACTGCCATTTGCTGACCTCGTTGAGCTGGTGGTCGTCGTTCAGCGAAAGCTGCCGCGCTATCCGGACGAGCAGGCGTTCCTCAACGCTCATGTACGCGTCGGCGATGGGAGCGGCGAGGTTCAGCGCTTCAAGGGCGGTCATGCTTCATCACCGCCGAAGAAGTCCGCGATATCCCCGCCCCCGGTCTCCTGCGACATTCTCGCAAGCTCCTCGTGCGCGGTGGCTTCGTCGCACTTCTGGACTTCCATTATCGCCTTTATTTTCGACTTCAGCCCTGCCGAAACCAGCTTGATATTGTTGTCTATCAGCGTGTTGTCGTCGATGATGATGTTATCGTTCCAGCCGACTGTTACGCTGTACTCCCGCGCGGAAATCTCTCCGGACATCACTCCGAGCTGAATCAGCGCGTGAACGACCGTTTCTATCATCTCGGTCAGCAGGTTCTTGTTATTCTTGACGGTGCGCGCGGTCTTGCTTTCCTGGGAGATTATCTCCGTCGCCGTTTTCATGCCCTGCTGGACGTCGAACGAGAACGTTCCCGCCGACAGCCCGGTCTGCATACACAGGATATTCAGATACGCGTTGATGGCGCTGACGTGCTGTTCTATGCGGAGTTCCGTGGTGTTGTCGGTGATTTTAAGGCTCTCGCCGTCCTCGTGCCGGAGCGCTATGAAAGCCTCGTCGTCCGCGTCGAAGTACCGGACTGCTTCGGCGGTGTCCGGGTCGATTATGGTCTGCACACAGGAGCTAGGCACGATTATGCGCTTCTTGCCGAGGACGAACTCCCGCTGGAAGCTGTCGAACACCGTGTCGAGCGCCCGGAGCGTATCCGTGCAGTTCGCGTAGACGGACATTCCGAGCGGCACGTCGTAGTCAGAATTGTTGCTAACGAACGGCCGGAAGTACGCAAACACCGGCTTGCCGCCCTCGTACACGACCGGATTCTGCAAGTCCGGGAACATCTCCGCAAGCGGGCATTCCCGCCCGATTTCGCTGTCGGAAGCCGCCTTGAACAGCTTGAATTCCGACCTGCCCGGCTGCATGAATTCAAGCAGATGGAAGTAGTCCTCGCCCCGCGTGTAAGTCCCCGAAAGTATTCCGGACTGCACTCCGGAGCCGTCCCAGCTCACCGGGACGAAGCGGTCGGCGGTGATGTAGTCGATCCTCGGTTTCCCGCCGGAGAGGTAGCATTTCAGCACCCCGCCGCCCATGGCGTACGCTTTGCTGAGAAGCTCCGGGAGCTGCTTCCAGAAGCCGTTCGCGTTCAGCGTATCGTCTATGTACGCCTGATATTCGGGGAAGTCAAGCGTTATCTCGCACTGCTCCGAAAAGGTCAGCGCCGACAGACTGTCGCACAGTACCTTAGCCATGTTCAGCCGCAGGAGCTGCCGCTTGCCCCGCGAGAAAAGCCCGCCCTTTGCGGTCTGCCGCCACTCCGGGTCGTCGCGGTATATGCGCCGCCACTTGTCTATGCAGGCGCTGTAGTATTCCGAGCCGCTGAACTCCTGCCCGAATGCGGCGGCTATTTCATTTGCGTTCATGTATTCCTCCAAATTCTATGAGCCGGTTCGCGTGCGGTTCGAGGGCGTATTCCAGCGCGTCAAGACTGTCAATGTTAGTCGAGCCGTCGTCAAGGCGCCTGTCCCTGGTCGGCGATTTGCTGTCCCAGACAGCCTCTGAGAGCGCCGCTATGGTGTGCCTGCACCGCCGCATGATAAAGAACCTGCCCTGGCTCATGAGCATGTCACAGAGCCGTATGCGGTCGATTATCTCGCCCTTGCGCGCGTTGCGGACTTCCACCGGGATATGCCGCGCGAACACCTCGGTGCGTATGCCCTTTATGAGCGTAGTTTCCGCGCTGTCGCACCAGATGGAAGTCGCCCTGACCTGCGCCTGCGAGCGCTGAACGAAACCGCAGACGTCGCCCGTGAGCGTTCCCGGGTCGATTACTTCCTTGCGGTAGTACTCGTCCAGAATCACGATACTGCGGTACCCGCGGGTAATTCCCACAAGACAGCCCGCGTGCGCCGAGCCGTTTCCGCCGAAGTCAAGCCCCATCGTTCCGATGAAGATATCCGCCGGGACCTCGTCGAGAATGAACCGCTCCGGGTCGTCGGCGAACTGGCGGTAGATTACGCCGTCAGCGGACTTCCACTCCCCGAGGATATACCGCTTGAAGAACACGCCGGTGTATGTGCTCCGGTAACGCTCCTTGACTGCCTCCGACAGCGACAGGTTGTCGTCCATCGTGAAATGCAGATACAGCAGACGTTTGTCCGCGCGCTTGTCTATCCAGCCAGTCTTGAACCAGTGCGCGGGACTGCCGGGATTGCAGTTGAACCAGAATTTCGACCCGTCCACGGAGCAGCGTCCGGTCGCCTGATTGACGAAGCTCTCCGGCATGAGCGCGACCTCGTCAAAGAACACCCCCGCGAGCGTGATACCCTGTATCAGGTCCTGGGAGCGCTCGTCCTTGCCGCCGAACACATAAAAATAATTTTCTATATTTCCTCTGCGAACGACCACAAGATTCTCGGTGCGCTGTTCCGACACCGAATATCCCCGTGAACGAAGCATGAGTTTCAGCCAGAACAGGACGTTCCGGCGGAAGCTGCCGATAGTCTTGCCGCACATCGCGAAGTTGCAGGCTTCGAACTCCGACATAGCCCAGACAACGAACCCGAGGGACATCGCGACCGACTTCCCCGAACGGATAGCGCCGTCTGCGATAATGCCGTTGCAGTCCCGGACGGGGGACGAGCGGCACCACCAGTTCAGGACTTTTCGCTGCTTCCGGGAGAACGGCTTGAACTTGAACACTGCTTTAATCTTCATCGTTCCAGTCCTCCGCCGCAGAGCCGTCCAGCGCCGCAAGGAAGCCGTCGTCCGGGGTCTGCTCCTCCTCGCCGGAGAGCTTCTTCTCCTGCAATGCTACCTGCTTCTTCTGGAGCTTCACGCGCTCCCCGGAGCTGCCCTCGCCGATAAGGTCGACTATCGCATTGAACGCCTTGGTGTCCCCGAGCGCCGCCTGCCGTACCATCGCCGCGACTACTGCCGCGCCGTAGGTCGGGTCTGCTCCGAAGCCCATGTCTACAGTCATGTTGTATATGTCGTCGTTCACGATTCCGCTTGAGAGCAGGTCGTTCATCAGGGATTTCAGCGCCTTTTTGCGGCGGCGGGTCTCGCCGGATTTCTTGCCGCCCTTTCTGCCGTTTTCTCTTGCTTCGCTCTCGCTTCGATTTGAGAACGGCACTAAATTCTTATCATTCAACATCACCACCTGCTTGCATAGAAAAAGCGCCCGGGCGATTGCTTCGGGCGCTTTTCAGTATTTCATGATACTAGTATAGCACATTTTCAGCTATCATTCCATATCATCTTTACGTGCTGGAGCGCCCGCCCGTGCAGGCGGCATATCTGCGGATAGCTGTAATTCATGCGGACGGCGGTTTCGTCGAGGGTCAGCAGGTTGATGTACTTGTACTCCAGCAGCGTGCGCAGGCGCACCTCCGGGACGGTCGCTATCGCCGCGCGTATCTCCCGCTGGAGGTCTATGCTGCGGTCGATGTCCTCGTTTATCTCGCGCTCCAGGTCGACTATCCGGGCGGTTATCTCGCCGATACGGTCGCGGGGCGTTGAACTGTGTGTACCGTCCGAGCTTCCGGAGCTTACCGTCTGGGCTTTCCGGCGAAGCTCCCCGACCTGCTCCAGCTTCGCGTTTATGCTGTCGTTCAGGTCCTTGTACTGCGAGAGGTATTCTTTTGCGGTCATTCAGCCCTCCTGTTCCAAAACTCAGAAATTGTCTTACGTTTGTTTTCTTCGGTATCATTTTCATAAACTTCTACCGCGTACGGCGAAGCGCCGCATTGTTTGCATTCGACCATCATTACATCGAAAGCGGTCCCTTTTAAGTGCGTAGGCGTTCTGTAATATGCCTCGCCCCCGCAGAACGGGCAGGGCTTCAGACCAATTTCAGACATCTGCGTCACCCCACTTTAAAGCCTGCCCGCAATGGTAGCAGTAATCGGCTATTCCTGTTCCTGCAAATCCGCGCCCGCAGTTGGGGCAAGAATAAGCGCTTGTGTATCGTATGCGTTCTTTGCGGTTTTGGATAGGTGCCTTGGGTATCTGCTTTTCGAGGGCTTCAACAGCCATATCGAAAGCCTTTTCAATATTCTCAAAGGTTTCTCCATTTTCGGGAATGCTTGTTTTCCTGCGTATGATTGCGATTGCTTCTTCTACGGTCATTCGGTGTCACCTCCGTATTCTACTCCGAAAACCTTTGCGGCTTCTGATGGGCTTCCGGCTCTGACAAGCGCCCTATACCCGCAGCCACGACACCACACGGAATATAGCCGTTCTTCCGCGTAGTAGGTTTTTAGCCATCTCCCGCAGATTTTGCAGCGTATCTCTTCGGGCGTTCTCTTGTACATTGCAGGAGCGCAATACGCCGCGTGTAACACCTCATCAACCCTCATCTTCATCTGTATCGCCTCCGTTTATATCCCCGTTTTCGGGAAGCTCATGCCAGGGTAGAGGGCAGTCCCTGAAAAAATGTTCCCTCGGATCGCCCTCGTCAACTGCGCCAAGCCGGCATTTGTGCTTTTTCATGCTATAGTATGGGCATTCACCGCAGCAGCCGATTTCAATTTCAATGATCCGCGCCATTTGTTCCGCCTCCGTCCATCTTAGCGCCATAATTCTGGGAACCGTTCCATGCGTTCGCCGCTTCCTCCATGGTGTTGCCCCATACGATTTTTCTACAGCGGTAACAGCGTATAAACCACTTGCCGTTCTCGTCTTTTTCAACTTCGGGGCAGTAATGCCTGTCCCCACACGAACAACGTTTAAGGTTTTCAACCTCATTCTCGTCCATCTTAGCGCCGCAGCTGGGACAGTAGCGGAAATGGTCTGCGTGTGACGGGTCAGACCAGTAAGCTGTGCACACCGAACACCTCATGTGTATATAGCCAGTTTCAGAATCGGGTTCCTTAAACCTGATCCAACGTCCATGCACCACCGGCGCAACATCGGCGGCAGGCTCATAGTCAATAACCTGGTCGATTGTCGCGGCGATAAACATCGGGCAATTTTCGTCGGAGCATACGTCCATTAACACCTTTCTTATGCTTTCGCGGTTTATGTATTCACTCATTCCTTGCACTCCTTTCCGAGCCATTCCGCCAGTAGCTCCTTATCCCTGCCGCATATCACTGCCACCGAACAATCATCTTCGTCCGTAATCTCCATAAGACTGTCCGAAATGATATCCGCTACATCTTTGTCCTCGTACTCAGAAAATCCAAGTGCAGCTGCGAGATGCTCACGATTAGTCATTCCCGCTCACCTCTTTTTCTTTCCCTTATGCTTCTGCTTCCTGTTCCGGCTCTTCTTAGCCGCAAACCTCTTGAAATCACTTTCAGCGCGTGCGCGTTCCTCACTGCGCTCAATCCGGCGCATTGTCTCAGCGGTTTCGGTGTATGCGCCTATGAATGCACTAATCATTCTTGCTCACCTCCATCCCCTAGTCCACACATCTCCGGCAGATTAGCCCGCACCAGCGCCGCCGGGACTGGCGGTGTGACCGCGTTCCCACACCGGGCTGTTTGCTTGCTTTTGGGATAAGGTTTGCCGCTGTCGTCGTGGTCGATTATGTAATCTTCCGGGAAGCCCTGCGCATTGAACAGCTCACGCGGCTGGAGCATTCGCATTTTTATGTCGGTGATTATGTATTCCTCGCCGTGTATCGTCACCAGCGCAAAGCGGTCTTTTGTGGTGACGGTATCCAGTGGACTGTTTACCGGCTTTGGCGTTCCGTTGGAGAAATACTTCACGAGGAATGCCTGCACTTCTGCGTGGTGCGAACCTCCTGCCGTTATCGTTGCCAGCGGTTCGTCTGCCGGCTGACCGTCCATGTTGTTCCGCATAGTCAGAATATGCGCTGTTACGAGACTGTTGTGGTCGTGCGCGGTAACTGTGTCAAGGGGCTTGTCAGCGCCGCTCCCTGCTCCCTGATAATTCCCGCCGTAGTTCTTCATGATGTGAGCGACCGACAGCGCGTATCTCGGCGAGGTATCGACTGTCATTAGCGGCTCGCTCAGTTCCTGACCTCTCACTTCATCGTTCGCGGTTTCGCTGTGATACTGTATCAGCGAGGGTGCAACCATGTAATTGCGGTTTCCGGTCGTGACCGTAGGCAATGGCGTATCAACAGCCGCGCCGGCATTCCCGGTATTGTTGCACATGATTGTCGGAGTGACTACGCCGTATCCATTCTTGGCTGTAATGGTTCCGAGTGGTTCATCAGCCTTTTGTCCCCGGAAGCCCTCGCCGGAATGATTGACCGTCACGATGAACGGCTCGGGATTATTTATCACGAACTTTTCAATGCCGCGTGCTATGCGGCGGAGCGTGTTTTCCGCAAGCGGCTTGTCCCGCTCGAAAATGCTCTGAGCCGGAATGCTCCAATCAATACATTCGGCTGCGGTGTGGTACGGCTTCAAACCCTTGCCGTTGCCGTGTGTAGGCGGCGGGAATACAATTGGTTTTCCATCGCACCTTGCTATCAGGTAGAAGCGTGTCCGGGTGGTCGGCGCTCCGTAATCGCAGGAGCGGAGTATGCGATATTCCGCATTGTAGCCCAGCCCCTGTTCAAGCTTGGCTGCTTCTGTGCTGTCCGGGCTTATTTCCAGCGTTGCGCACATCTCCGCGAAAGCGGGGTGGTCGTGCGGAATTCCTGCTGTGAGCGCTTTTATGAAGCCGTCAAAGGTTTCTCCGGCGCGCTCCTTTATAGGCTTGTTATCAGCCCCAAGGGGACCCCATGTGCGAATCTCCGGGACGTTCTCCAGCATGATAACTCGCGGACGAACTTTCAGCGCCCAGCGTATCGTTACCCATGCAAGACCTCTGATGTTTTTGTCAACGGGCTTCCCGCCCTTTGCGCGAGAGAAGTGTGTGCAGTCCGGAGAGAACCACGCCAGCCCTACCTGGTTTCCGGAGCAGGCTTCCACCGGGTCTACCTGCCATACGTCCTCGCAGTAGTGACGCGTGTTCGGGTGATTCGCGCGGTGCATTGCGATGGCGTCATAATCGTGATTTATCGCGATGTCTACGCTCCGTCCCGTCGCCATTTCTATTCCTGTGGAGGCTCCGCCGCCTCCAGCGAAATTATCTATTATCAGTTCCACTTGACAAACCTTTCCTCTCATGTTATAATGAGAACGTGTAACGTGTATTATTTTTTGCCGCATGAGTGATTGAAGTCACTCGGCGGCTTTTTTCTTTTGTGTTTGTATCTGCATAGCTACGCCCCCGGTAAGTTTAGCCATGACCCAAGAACCTGTTATCGTAATGCTGTCGCCCGTCCTACTGCTGAGCGAAGTCGCAAGTCCACAGATAGCGCCTGTGATTTCTCTGAGAATATCTACAGTTTCACCCGCCAAATTTACATCCACGCCTACGCCCTTAACTTCTACATGTATCATATCAACTTGTCCTCCTTTCTTTTCGTCTTTGCAAAAGGGATTGGAGATTGTCGCAGTGATTTTTACTCGAGGCTTTTGTCGCGAGAAGCACCCCGCGCTCGTTCTGCGTAAGGCTTCCCGAATCTACGGACTCTGCAAGCAACGCTTCCAGGAACTCCATTGTAGTGCTTATCCAGCGTAGAGCCTCCGTGCCGTTGTTGGCGTTCAGAGTTTTGCAAAACTCTATATTCAGCTCCGCGAGCTTCTTACTTAATTCAAACGATGTTAGCATAGGCACCTCACGCGAAAATGAGTCGGTACCGCTCAACTTTTGCAGATTCGACGAACGTCACCGCACAGTAGAAATATCCCTGATCGCAGTATGTCGGCGGAATAAGACCGTATACAGGATTGTTGTTGGAACTAGTAGCTGCTCCGTGGCATATACGTGTCACGCCGCCCTCGCCGGGTTTGAACCACTCTGCCAGCCGGTCTGCCGCAAATTGAGTCTTTGTCAAGATTACTAGGTATTTTAGCATAGTTTTCCTCCCGTTTTATTCCGCATGATTACTTTCAAGAAGTTCTTCGACGGTGATTCCGAATACCTTTGCAAGGGAGATAACCTCAATGTCAGTTATGAAACGCTGACCGGATTCCACGCGCTGGACAGCGTTCTTGTCGATGTCCAGACCTACTACCTGCAATCTGTCTGCTAGCTCTCGCTGGGATATTCTCAGCGTCTTGCGGAGCTGTGCTACCTTTACTCCAGCAATATTGTTTCTACCGCCGGGTGTGCGATTACTAAACATGTGTTTTCCTCCTGTTAATTATCTGATGTGCTTTCCGGGTCGAACAGTGTCATTTGATTTGGGTCGGGCGGTGCATTTTCTTCGTCGAACCTATCTTTACAGCAAGGACCCATTCCGTTTCTTAAGCCGAACTCAGATGTGAGTAACCTCCCACACCTGATACACTTTGTAGCTTTGATTTCAAATACATCGACCTTTGTTTCTTCCGACATATTCGTCCCCCCTTTCCTATACGCTTTCTGCAAGGGTGATTCTGCTTGCTAGGGCGCGAACCCTGGTATACCCGTTCTGGTCGAGCAATACTACCGAGCGCTGCTTGTTCCTGTTGCTATCAAACCATAAGATATATTCCAGAATTTCCTTGTATACCACGCCGTCATAAACAACGGGGAGCCGCTTTTTTGCGGCTTCTATAATTTCCTGCGATTCCATGGTAGCCTCCTATCAGAATGGATAGGGGTCGCTACCAGCGCCTGCGAAATCTGCCGCCGGTTCTGCCTGCGGAGCACTCGCCGTTGTATTCGGCAAGGCAACCGCTGCATTCTTCGGTGTGATTGCTCATTCCTGTTTACCACCTTTCAAACCAGAATCTTACGTCCGTTCTAGGGCGTGCTATCATTCCAAACCTGACTAGATTACGGAAAGTTGCGCTGCATTTCATCTGCGTGTCATAGGCTCGTTCAATGATTTCCCTGAACCTCTCTACCGTGTACGTGGACTTGTAGTGATTACAAGCCCGGCACGCCGGATAGAGATTTGAGATATCGTCCTCACCGCCGAGGTGCAGTGGGACAACATGGTCTGCCTGCATGTCCTTGATAGTGATTTCGCAGCCGCAATAAGCGCAGCGACCGCCGAATTTCTCATAGATCTGCTGGCGTTCGGCAGCAGTAAGTTTTCTGCGGTCACTCATTCCCGCTCACCTCCACATAGCGCCACGACTGCGGCGGCTTTGATATCTCGCAATCTTCCCATTCACAATAAGCTGGTTCTTCCAAGCTACTTGTGCAATAATACTTACAATTCTCGCAATTGTGCGAGCACGGCTTTTCAAAAAGGCTCAATTCCTTCGGCTTTTCGTAAATTTTCAGATTGGAGATATGCCAGCCCCAAAACGTCTTGCAGAATCCCTCGCCGATGTACGCCTTAACATCATCGAACGTCATGCAGCACGAACGGCAGAAATCACAATCATTGGGATTGTCTGCTTCGTTTGAGGTAAGCACTTTGAAATCTCTGCGATCATCGTCATCGGGGAAATCATCATCGCGAAATATCTGCCGAATATCCTGGTAAACATTATCTTCCTTGCAAAACTCAGCTTCATACTCGGAGATACTGTCGCAGATAAATTCTCCAATGACTTTCTGCTCGCAAGGGTTTGAATACTTCGAACTTGTTTTGATGAATACCGGTTTTCCGTGGTAAATCACGCCGTAGTTTTCATCGCCATCTTTCATTACATCCATCAACTGGTCTTTGCTCTTCGATTGGTATATGTAACACTTGAACGGTGTTTCAATCTTTGGTCTGGTCTTGCGTACTTCAATGGTTTTCTTACCGTTTGCGATAAGCCCACACCATTTTGGCTGTATGCTCAGCAGTATTGCTTTTTCTTTCATCACTGTTCACCTCCAGCAGTTCCGGGTTGTCGTAGATCCCACGCATTTATATCCTCCAATCTGACCCGCAAGTGCGGGACTTCTCCGTAAAGCTTGACAACACGAGCGTCACAAACGCACTTATCATCGTCGTAAGCCACGCCGTTCAGCGCGTCGCAGACGAGCTTTCCTATGTTGTCCCAGTCTGGTTTCTTGGTCGGACGAATCTTCCCGCTGAGCATATCAGCCCGGCGATACTTCGGAGTGCTTTTCGGAATACCCATCACTGCGATTATCGTGATTCTGATTTCCGAATCCTCCGGGAACTTATGTCCTCCCGCTTTGCGGTACGCCCACTGAATAAGCTGTTCGTGAAGCTTAGTTTCCTTCGGAGTGTATGTAGTGCCGGAGACACGGCTGTGTCTCGGCCTCTGCTTTCCGAACGGTTCTCCTGGGACCGTGAATTCTATCTGCATTCTATCCCTCCTCCGAATACTGCTCCTGCAATTCACGCAAGATATCTTCCTGATCTATGCTGCTGTTCTGCTCCGGTACTCCGTCGGCGATCAGCCACTCGGCTATTCTCGCGTAGGAGATACCTCCAGATATTCCTTTGCGCTGCTGCCAGTTCTGATATTTCTGCTCATACAAGGCAACAGCCTTCTCCCCGTATTTGCGCACAAGCTGTTCGCGGGTGGGGGAAGGGGCAGGCGGCGCAGCCGTCCTGCTTTCCCTTTCTTTTAATTTCATTTCATTTCTTTTCTTTTCATTTAGGGAAGAAATATCGCCGTTTTTTCCGGAGTTTTCGTTGCTTTTTCCGGAAATATCAGCGTTTTTTCCGGAATTGCCTATATCTGAATCATCGAGAGGAATAATTACATACTCTAAGACAGGAAAAATATCCTTACGTTTCAACGACTTTGCCGCTTTCAGATATCTCTTCTGGATTCCGCGAGAAGTCAGTATTCCGTATTTGGTATACATTTCCTTGTCGAACAGCGATTCATGATTCTTGGATTCTCTGAGCGCAGCGGCAACAACCTCACGAACAACATCAACACCCACAAACGCCTCACGGTTTGCAAACCTTGACGCCACCCTGTCGTTCCACTCGCAATAGTATCCGTGTATACCATAAATCTTTTGAAAGAGCTTGATTATGATACCAAGCCCTTTCATACCGAACATATCTTCTATTTCCTCAAGCTTATCATCAAACCGGCAATCCAGAGAGAAGTACGGTATACCCTCTGTCATGCATGCCCTCCTATCTATCAGAATGGATACTGGTCGCTGCCTACGCCCGAGAAATCAGCCGCCGGAGCTTCCGGAGAAGCATTCTGCGCTGCCTGAGCAGCAGCCGGAGCCGTATCAGCGGTGGGAGTATTCCCGGACTTCTCGCCTGTGAAGCTTACGCGCTCGACGTTTATCTCATACCATGTGGACTGGTTCCCGGACTTATCCGTGTATGGGCGCGTCTGGAGTTCTCCCTCAACGAGGATCATACGACCCTTGTCGAAGTACTTACTGACAAGCTCTCCGGTGGAGCGCCATGCCACCACGTTGAAAAAATCCGTCTTTCGCTCCTCACCCTTCTGCTGGAACCGTCTGTCAACGGCTATCCGGAACGTGCAGACGTTCACGCCATTCGGGGTCGTTTTCAGCTCCGGATCAGAGCAGATACGCCCCATCATTATCACTTTGTTGTACATTTCCATGCACTCCTTTCGCTTATATTTTCCGCCGCGCGGGACTGCAAATTACTGCAAATCTGCGGGGCTTTCCTCCAACTCGTCCGGCGAATCGCTGTCTACGATTATCTCAGGATCATCCGCAGGCTCACCGGGGATCTTTCCGGGCGCCGCCTCATCGGACAGAGCGCTGCTCATCTCAATGGACATGATCCCGTAGTGCGAGAGCAGATTCCGCAGCACTGTCTTTATAGCCATTTCGTCGAAGTTGTCGCGCCATATCGCGCTCCCTTTCTGGAAAGCCTTGCTGTACTTCTTTACATGCTCGGTCAGCTTTTCGCGGCTCCAGTAGTAGGTCTTGCTGAATCCGTTCAGCGTTTCGATATACGCGAAGTAGCCTATGATCTTATCGGACACACGCTCGCCGGATATATCCACCGCGCCGGTCAGCTTGTCCTCGCTTTTCAGCTCGCCTTCGTATACCTTTCCGGCGTTGATATAGCGATACTCGCCTGTCCTCATCGCAAGCTGTATGTATCCTTTGTAGCCGAGCTGGAACTGCGGCTTCGGAACACCGTGGTCCTTGTACGGAATGATGTAAGCGAATCCGAGCTGCTTCTCGACAGGGAGCTTGAGCGCCGCCGCTTTCAGCGCCTCCGCAAGCACTGCTCTGGGTTCGCACTGCTGGAGCAGCGTATCGTTGTTGAACAGATTCATTACAGACGCGGCGAAAGCTCCGGCGTTCTTGTCGAGCGTGCTTTTGAGGGTCTGCTGAATCGCTCCGTTGTTCAGCAGGCTGTTGAGCATCTGTGCCGGAGTAGCCTTTGCTGGGGCTTCCTGCGGCTTTGTCTGAGCCGCGGCGGCGATAACGCCGTTTGTGTTGGTCGTAGTGGTCATGATTCTTTCCTTTCCGATATCTTGAATATCATCGCTTTGGTTTCCTTAAGGTATTCTGAGTAGATGTCCGGGCGCTCTGCCTTGAGGCGCTTGCTGTCTACAGTAGATCGGCTCTGCGGCTTGTATGAGATGTGCCAGTCAACTGTCAGGCCATCTGTATTGCCATCGAGAGCTGTCTGGAGTTTCTGTTTGAGAGCCTTTTCCCGGGTTTCGAGTTCCTTTTTCTGAGCCATCACGGCTGCAAGCTCGGCAGCTTCGTCGTTCTGCTCAAACATAGCGATAGCGTTGTCCTGCCAGTCAGGGTACAGAGCTTTCAGAGTGCGTTCGGCGCTTTCGGAGCCGTCCGGTTCAGGGCGGATATCCGGTTTTATACAGTCGTTCCAGAATGCTATTTCGGATCTCAGCAGCGCCGCGCACTCGCTATCGTTCCGCTCGATGGTGAACCAACGGAACCTTTGCCCGCCGATGAGTACCGCAAGATACATGCGGTCGTACCCCATGACGTTCATGTAATGGCAGCACTGGCAGTAATAGTACAGCGGGATCTCGCCGCTGTCGAAATCAGCTTTGGCGAACGCTGATGTTGTCTTGCACTCCAGTCCGGCATTCTCGCCAATGATCTCACGGTCGACGTTCGCGGTTATGAAGTCGTATTCATCGTGCTGGAATATGTAGTTGCGGCGGCGGACCTTCTTTCCGGCAGCCTCGCAGAACCGTTCTGCAACGTACTGCTCCAGATCGCGCCCGGTGCGCATTGCCTCGTTGTCCTCGGTTTCCGGCATGCGCCCGGTCTTGTCCGCCCAGAGCTCGATCTTCGAGCGGTACGGGGTCAGCCCCATTACGACCGCCGCGTCAGAGCCTCCGAGCCCTGTCCTGCGGTATTCCAGCCATTCCTCGCGGGTGATGTCTGTGGTTTTTACTAGCTTTCTAGGCATTACTGTTCCTCCTCTGGTTCGTCGGCGCTGAGCCACGCTTCCTCGCAGAAGCAGTCATAGCAAAGCTGCTTCCCGTCAAGGAATCTCAGCTCGTCCCGGTCGTATTCTCACTCGCACTCGTCGCAGTACCACACCGGCACATTTCTGTTCGGGCAGGAACTGCCCATACACGGTGCCCCATCAGGGCAGCCTACGCAATGATCTTCAATTCTTAGCATGTTACTTCTCCTTTATGGTCGATAAAATGTCCTGGAGTATCTTCTCGCGCTCCTCCGGCGATTTCTCGCCGGCGTCTGTGAAATGGGTCATGATTTATCCCTCCATAAATAATTATTCATCAGCACGGACCGCCGTCCGCGCCCTTGAAAGCTCCCGCCGGGTACTGCCAATCTTCCGCGTAGACATCATCAACGGAGAATTCGCCGGATAGAAGCTGCTGGATTGCTCTAGGATTGTCCCGGCAGACGCAGCTTTCCGCGTCCCCAATGTACTCGTCAAGATTTTTCTTGTTATCAAGGGTGAAATTAAGTTCAATTTCCGCTTGTCTGAACTGCTCGTACCAGTCTGGGAACAACTCCCGGATTCCAGCCCAGTGCTTCGGCAGACCGAATATGCACATCGCGCAGGAGCAGCGATTCCAGCCTGCGAAATAACATGGGTGCGGAGAAATGTGCCATCGTTTGATGATCTCCCAGATATACGCCTCCGACCAGTCAATGACCGTACGCCATGTATGTACAAGCCGTTTGGCTTTTGCCGTAGCGTTGGTAGGGTGCAGTTCGATTTCGTTGTATTTGCTCCGCCCCTTGCTTTCTTCGCGCCGCTCGCCGGAAATCACCAACAGTTTCACGTCCTGCCTGGTCTGCTCCAGATTGCTTGTAACTCCGTTCTGGACGGAAGCTTTCAGACTTCCCGAGCACCATCTTCCAGACTGACAGCTACCCTTAGCAGGGAACTTCATACGGCTCCCTATGCTCTCAATTTCTCGGATAACGCTCTCACCGACTACACGTTTAAGGTTCGGGGAGCAGTAACGACCGTTGGCTATTCCGGATTTTGCCGGGAATTTATTGCACTCGCCGATTCCCTTGAGCTCGTCCGTTTCAAGACTGCGAATTGCTCCCCCGCCTACCATGATTTTAAGATAAGAGCTGCACCAGCGCTGTGCAAGATTAGCTGATTTCGCCGGGAAATTTCCACGCTTGCCGTAATTTTCAACCTTGGCGCTTTCGTCTTCACCCATGACCTTGCTTTTTAATTCAAGTGTGCGCTTCTGGCGCTCTGAGAGCTTACACATGGCGATTTCGCCACCATTCTCGTAGAGGATAGGATTACTAGCACCCACGCGGTAGACCTCGCTCCAGAAGCCGCCTATCCGCCAGCTTACGCGCAATGGGATACCGAGATACTCTGCGACAGCCCGACAGTAGTTCTGTGTAGGAAGCCAATCCATGTGCAGGTTCGGCTCGCCGCCGTCTATATCGTGGTGCCACAGTTCGATTTTCTCCCGGGGAACGCCCAGCTCCAACAGGTGGAGCACACACGCCAGACTGTCTTTCCCGCCCGAAAAGAGCACGATTATCTTGTCGTATTCTTCAAGGGGGAGCAGCTTCTCAAGGTATATCTCCTTGCTGTGCGGGGTGTCCTGCTTGCCGTCAATGACCGGGCGGTAGTTTATGCCTTTGCCATAAATCTTGTCCACTTGACAAACCTTTCCGCTCATGATATAATGAGCATGTAATATTTTGTTTTGCCGCTTCCCGAGTGCCAGCTCAGGAGCGGTTTTTCTTTTCCCATGAAATAACCGTCTGTGGTGCGCAGCCGAACCCGCGCTTTATATCCCGGAGCGACAGCCCCTCGTGGTGCGCCTTGAGAATCTCCTCGCGGATATCTTCGGGGTAGACGTGAGCACCGTATCTTCTTACGGGTACGTCTGTTTCGCTGATCCATTTCCGGACTATGCCGTGCGAGCAGCCTATAGCCTTAGCGCATGTCCTCAGGCTGTTTCCTCTGCGGTACAGCTCGACCGCTGTGTCTCTTTGCTCTGACGTGTACATTGCTTGTCCTCCTTTCTCCGAGGAATGCTCCCTTGAACGACCACACCATAATAATGCAGGTGGCTGCCATCATGACGTCAATGCCATTCATGGAGTAGCTCCAGCCGTTCGCGGTAGATACGAGCCAGCGCAGGTGGAAACCCACCAGGGCGGCTATCGCGTAGGGTATGTACTTCTTCACGCCTGAACCTCCATAGCTTTCAGCTTCTTAAATCTGCGTTCCAGGTCTGTGATGTTGAGCCCCCAGGCTTCGTAGGCTATCTCCGTGTTCACGCGCTGAGCATTCCAGACCGGAGTGTTTCGCTCGGTCATTATCGCCAGAGCCTTGTTTTTCAGGCTCTTGATGGTCGCGGGCGCGAGCTTCCCGAAAAGCTCCTTGATATCGCTGTTGGAAAGCTCGATTCGCTCGTAGTACAGCCGTATCGCAGTTTCCAGCGAGGTTATCTGCGGTATGCGGACTGTGGCTGCTGTTGACGGCATTGTGTTCACCTCCTTTACCGTTCATCTTCTGTCTTGATCTCTGTGTTCTTCGCCGCGTAGAGTATCATCTGCGATGCGACGAAGCAGTTGGAAAGCCCGGTCTTTGCAGATATCTCCTCAAGCGCCGTGTATGCCTCGAGGGTTATCCGCACGACAGGTGGCTTGTCCTTCGGCTTGACCGGGCGTGGGACCCTGAATATCAGCTTGTCTGGCATTGTGTTCGCCTCCTCCCATTACATTAGGAATCATCGGAGCGGGATTATAACCTACTTTCTATTCCCGGCCGAGAATTACTTTTAGGCTCGCTCAAAGGCTCAGCTCCCGTTCGAGGAACTCCCTGAACTGCGGGGTCAATGTTCGCTTTCCTCGGAGTACCATTGATACATACGCTGTGGTCTTTCCGTATTTTCTCGCGAGCGCGACCTGCGTCACATTTCGGTCTATCATGCGTTTACGAGCCTTGGTTACAAACGCGATGTCCCGCTTCTGCCTGTTTGTGATAATCCCACCTCCTGTTAATTTATTTACAAATTCCACTTGACAAAGCAGCAACTATGTGTTAATATTAATAGTGGTTAGCAACTTAATATCAATAGGCTGTTTTTTAAAAGCATAGCGCAAAACGGCTAGTTTTGCTTTACTCTTTTTGTGGTTAATTTGTTTACAAGACAAGTATAGCGTAAATTTCTGAAATTGTCAAGAGATTATTCAGAAATTTACGCGCTTTGTGGTATAACACAAAAATCCCCTGTTGAATTAGTGCAACATTCCAATAAATAACAACCAGGAGTATATTATGGACTTTAACAGATTACAGAACGTTATACAGAAATTGTGCGATAATAGAGGAATAAAGCCTAGAACCGCATACGAAGAAAGCGGAGTAGGACGCAGTTTTTATGACAACATAAGAAAAGGCTCGGTGCCCTCCGTAGAGAAGCTCCAAGCCCTTGCAGTGTATTTCAATGTTTCGGTGGACTACCTCATCGGGAACACCGATGTTCCGGAGGTCAACCGTTCGGAGGAAACTGCCGCAATGGAAATCGCCCGCATGATAGCTGGGCTTCCTGCTGCCGAACAAGAAAAACTAATCGAATACGCTCATCTTCTGGCAAACAAGGACAAGTGAGTAGCTTCCGGCACAACTCAAGAAGTCGTTCAGAATTCAGCGATTTTATTGTATTCAAAATTAGCGTTGTGTTCATTGATGTACCTCCTGCTCTTGAGAGTGTTCACTCCTGATATTCATACTAGAACTTAATAATCCCTAGCTTGACTGGGGTGGAAAGGATATAAAATAATGAGTTTAATTAATATTCCTGAAAAAGTCGAACTACCGGAATGCGCAAACAACGTAATAACAAACATTACAGAAAAACCAACTCAAACTATCGGAACCATCATAAACGACATTCTTTTTATGGCAAGCCACAAATTATCTTTCCATGCCGACAAAATCAGATTACAGCAACAACTCGCGTTAGAGCAGTTTAAAAAGGAAATTGAGATAAAAATTGATCAGATACCCGAAGCAAATCTCTCGGAACCTAACATTCAGCTTATAGGGACTGCAATCGACGATTCGCAGTATTGCCTTGAACATGAAGAATTAAGGGAGATGTTCGCTAATCTTATTGCAGCAAGTTTAAATACAACCAAGAGCTCTAAAGCTACACCATTGTTATCGATGATAATCAAACGTCTTACTCCGTTTGACACACTTATTTTATCAACATTTTCCAATTGTGGTACCCGCCCTATATGCCAGTACAATGCAACAAACGATAAAGATTCAGTGACAATGCAGACTAATGTATACCTTGAGGGAATATCGCAAGCCAACATATATGATATAGAAAAACGCGCGATTGCTATATCAGTACTTGAGGCTTTAGGACTTGTTAAGATAAACTATTTAGATCACCTAACGAGCAAAGGCTTGTATGAGCCTTTTTCTCTAATCAAAGCCTATAATGACTACGCAATAAGAGCTAAAAAAATAGGCGTGGATAGAAAAATTGATGTAAATAAAGGATATGTCGAACTTACTCCAACCGGAAAGCAGTTCATGGATATATGTATGCCGGGTCAAACATAATCCTAAACTTATTTTTTGATTGTTGTGGTTTTTGGCGTTACAATAAGCAAAAATGCAAACCACGGGGAAATAAAATAGCACATCGCAAATACAAACGCAAACCAACCTACATACAAAATTCCTATGCCTAAATTCATTTTTATTACCCCCCTCTAGCAATCCGTTCATATTATACCACAATATGAACGGATTGTCAATAGATAATTGCGCCTTGTAAGGCACAAATTACAAGTGCGTTTGTGTTATAATAAAAATGTCCCCTGCCCATGCGGACAGGGGAACGCCATAGAAAGGAGAAAATCATGCCAGTAAACAAAACCGGCGTCAAGAAAAACGGCTTGCAGCAGTACCGAGTTCGTGTGAACTACACCGACGCAGCGGGAAAAAACCACCAGATCGAGCGCACCGCCTACGGTCTCGCGGAAGCCAACGCGCTGGAGCAGTCCCTGATAGCCGAGTACAAGGACAAGAAGCAGACCGTTTCGCGCATGACCGTCCAGCAGCTCTACGACGAGTACGAGGTCTACCACAGCCACGAAACACGCAAGACCTCCCACGACAGCGCAATGCGTAATCTGCGGTACAGGGTAATGCCGACTATGGCGGGATATCGCCTTGACAGGCTCTCGCAGCCAGTCCTTGTGAAGTGGAAGAACGACATCGCCGCCAACGAAAAGCTGTCCATCACGACAAAGCAGAACGCATACGCAGCGTTCGTAGCTATGCTGAACTACGCCGTGAAAATGGAGTACCTTGTGCGGAATCCCCTGAGCGCCCTCGGGAACTTCAAGGCTCCCGACACAATCGAGAAGCCCGCCGACAAGCTGCACTACTACACCTCGGAGCAGTTCCGGGCGTACATCGCTGAAGCAAAGAAAAACGCCCGGACCGTTACGGACTGGGCGTACTACGTATTCTTTTGTATCGCGTTCTACACCGGGGCGCGCAAGGGCGAGATAAACGCCCTGAAATGGTCGGACATCGACGGAAACGTCCTGCATATCCGTCGGAGCATTTCGCAGAAGCTCAAGGGCGGCGATGTCGAGGGTCCTCCGAAGAACAAGTCCAGCTACCGCGACCTGCAAATCCCCGCGCCGCTGATGAAGATACTCGCCGAGCACAAGCGCCGTCAGCAGGAGTCCTCCCGGCTGTTCAGCGAGGACTACCGCGTGTGCGGCGGCGAAGCTCCCCTCCGGGACACTTCCATCGAGAACCATAACAAGATTTTTGCAAAAGCCGCCGGGCTTCCTCATATTCGCATTCACGACTTCCGGCACACTCACGCTTCCCTGCTCGTCAACGAGGGGATAAACATTCAGGAGATTGCGCGCAGGCTTGGCCACTCTGACGTGCAGATGACATGGAATACCTACAGCCACCTTTACCCCCGGGAGGAGGAACGCGCCGTCGCTATCCTCGACAAGATCTCCCCGGATTAATTTTTTTGCTGTTTTTCGGGGATTTTTCGGGGACAATAATAAAAGAACCGCATAGTAATGCGGTTCTTTTGCTATGTGGTCGAGATGACAGGATTCGAACCTGCGACCTCTGCGTCCCGAACGCAGCGCTCTACCAAACTGAGCCACATCTCGATACATCAATCTTAATCGACTTATATATTATATCACGTGACTTCAGATTTGTCAAGGGCTTTTTGAAAAAAAACTGGAATTCTCTTATTTTATATATCAAACTATCTCACAGAAGCCATAGAGAAATACTCCTGACCGCCGGACTATCGAAAATCATCGACCACAGCCAACCGTGGGAAAACAACACAAATCCGAAATCCGGCAGACCCTAGGTAACCCCGGACTTACAGGAAGCCGCCAACGGACCCGATCCCAGCCCGCTACTCCCCCCAGATGAACTGGCACGCCTGTTTGTACTCCATCGGGTGCTCAAGGCAGTGCATCGTTTTGGCGTCCTCGGGACGGCGGACATACAGCGCTTCCCTTCCGGCAAGATTCAGCAGCCGCTGAGTCTGCTTCGTGTCAAACTTGCAGTACACCGCAATGTGCAGTATCTGCACCCGCGTCGGTGTGCGCGTCCCATTCATCATCTGATATCCGTAATTTCGGTCTACATTCAGCGCCCTGATCAGCGTCGACCGCTTCACAGACTTCTCCTTCAGAAGCTCCTGCAAATATATCGAGAACTCCGGCGGAGGATTGTCCGCTATCATGTTCATGTCAAGCTGCTTCGTGCGCCATATACGCGCTTCTATTTCCTCTGTTTTCATATAATTCTCCTTCACCTGATGTCATATTTCAAGATCGGCTTCTCCATTGATAGTAGACCTGATATACTCGAGATCCTCCTGAGCGTACCCGTTTCCGTTCATCACGATGAAACCATGCACCGTGAGTCCCCGGAACGCCTCCCTGTTGCCGTTCAGCTTATTTAGATCAAGGTACATCTCCGCAATATCACAGCCGATCAGCGGCGAAAGATCCGACACATTGTTCCGCCCGAGATACACGTTCCGCAGCTTCTTCCCGGAAGAAAGCGGCTGTATGCTCCACAGACCGCACCCCGCAAGGCACACCGTCTCAAGCTCAGTCATGCCCTCCAGGGCGTCAAGCGAGCCTATCTGCAGCTCGTTGCACCCGAGAAATCTCAGCCCCAGCGCGCTTTTCAGCGGAGTTATATCCGTTACAAGACTGTCGCCGATGAACACCGCTTCAAGCCGCAGTTTCCCCGCCAGTGGCGATATATCAGCCAGACCCGTGTTCTCAGCGCTTATCCGCCGCAGCTCCGTCATTCCGGAAAGAAAGCTTAGATCAGTTACGTTATTGTGGCTGAAATGCAGCTCCTCAAGCTGCGTCAGCCCCTCCAGGCAGGCGAGATCCGTTATGTAATTGTAGTTCAGATTCAGCACTTTCAGCCGCTTCATGTGCCGCAGGTTGATTATCTGCGCATTGGTCAGCTCCCTGTCGGAAAGGTCAAGTTCCACCGAATTTACCGGGAACATCTCCCCGCCTATCCTGACCTTTATAGGCGTTATAGTGCGGCTTATCCCCGAAAAGAATTCAGCCGCCGAACTTGCCGCAGACGTCAGCGCCGCCGCTGCGGTCGACAGGAACGTACCTCCGCGGGCAAGGGAGCCCTCCGGCGCAGCGCTGCTCCGCACTGCCTGCTGTATCTTGTCCGCAGGGAATCCCACCGGCTCCACTCCGCAGACTGACACCGCTCCCAGCATTTCCTCCGCGTTCTGGTAGCGGAGCTCCCGGCGCACATTGCAGGATCTCCTCAGTATCTCAGCCAGCGAAGGCGTTATCCCATGAAGCTGGAATTCAAAGTCGCTGTCGTCCTCAAGCCGCGTCAGCGGATCCTCCGGAGTTACAAGAGTCATGGCGTAGAACAGCGACGCACCAAACGAGTAGATATCCGTCCAGCCGCCCTGGGCGCCCCTCCTCTGGTACTGCTCAAGCGGTGCAAAACCCTGTTTCAGTATCACGGACATGCTGCACGTCCTGTCCTGGATATACCTCGCGGAACCGAAATCTATCAGCTTAACGGAGCCGTCCGCGCACAGCATTATGTTGTCCGGCGAAACGTCGCGGTGGATAACTCCGCGCTGGTGCAGTATCTGGAGCGACGGCAGCAGCTTCTGCGCTATGTAGACCGCCTGCGCCGGGGAGATCGCGCTGCTGGTCTCGGCGTAGCTTTTCAGCGAAGCTCCGTGGACGAACTCCATCGCGTAATACGCCGTGCCATTTTCGCGGAACACATCGTATATCCCGATAAGCTCGGAGCACTCCGGGAATCCTGAAATAATCTCCGCCTCGCGGAAGAAGCGCTCCAGCCCTTCGCCGTAGTTCTCCTGCTGGATCGTGGTCATAGGCTCTGCGGTGATGTTGTCCTGAGAACGGACCGCCGTACCGTCCGGGAAGAACTCCTTGACCGCGACAGTCTTGTCGGACTGCTCGTCGTAAGCGAGGTAGATCATTCCGAAACCGCCCCTGCCCATCAGCTTCCCAACCGTGTAACGTCCGCGGAGCTGCGTCCCCACCGGCAGCGCGTCATACTCCGCGCTGGTGCGGACATTGACATGACCGCATTTCCGGCAGACATTCCCGCTTATCCTTGAAAAACAGTTGCCGCATATCTTCTTCAAATTACCGCACCCCCTTTTATATTTTATCACATGTGTTTTGATTTTGCAACTTATCTCTATTCAATTGTATCACAAAACAGCATTGATTTGGTATGCATTTGTGCATTATTTTCTTAGGGCAACACCGCACAATTAACGCCCCATTGCCATAAAAAGAGTGACATATTGTGAAATTCGTGTGAGTTACCCATCAGGCTCGCCAAGGCGCACTGAATCAAGCTGCCAGATGAGGTCTGTCAGCCAGAATCAGATTCGCCAGGGCGAACATTATATTCAATTT